ACTCAAGGTAATGTGACTTATATTGAATACTCTGACGGTGACTGGGTTAAATATGAATACGATGAGGAAAGTAATGTGACTTACCATGAAAGCTCTAGTAGAGGAATAACGCTAGACAGGCGGAATAATCTGGAAGGCAAAATTGCAACTATTGACGGTAAAGAATATCAGCTAACAAAGGTGAAGTAGTGATGGATAAGTGTAAAAAATGCCACGATGGAGAGATGGTGCTCAAGGTAGAAGATGAAGAATTGCAGTACCATGAGTGCAATTCTTGTGGTTTCGATATTGTTTCCTATGAGTTAATGGTTGAGCGTAATGCTATCGTCAAAGAGGCAAGGCAAGAGAAAGTGATGGAAATACCAACTAACGAAAAAATACAAGAATTCATTACTAATCATTTAGACGTTGAAGATTTTGGATACTTAGTTTTAGCAGGTGATGAGAGGTTAAATCACGAAGCGTTAAGCGCCATACGCAGAAAATTTCGCGCGTTTCTTGAAGAGTGCGATAGGACGTTATTGTTTTGAAATTGGGAGAAAGTGATGAGTAGATTAATAGACACGATGGACGCTTACGAACTAAATTGCTATTTGGACGAATCGTTGACCGCCTATCTTCTGTGTCCAGACGGTTTAGATGCCGAGGCGAGACAACAACTAGAGCGACTATTCGCAAAAGAACCGCACTGGTCAGATAACTTAGACCCAACTGACAATCAGACTTGGGTGTTGTGTTATCTCAGTAATGATTCAGCCGAAGAGACTTGGCATGTTGAATGGGTAAGTGGTAGACCTCTTTACGGTGAGGGCTATCGGGACTGTGTGGCCGATGACTGGAAATACGCAACGCCTGTTGATCTTAATGTACGCTACAATAAAGGAGAAATTGATGGGTAAGTCAGAAAAAGTTTTTACGTTTACTCCGACTCGACTGTTTGAGTATGGTTCGATTCTAGCGATGATAATTTCTTGGAGCGCAAACAAGTCAATTCTTTGGGCAATGCTTCATGGGATTTTTAGCTGGTTTTATGTTGTTTATTATGCATTTGTGCGATAACTAACAGGAGAAAGTGATGAGTAAGGATATCCAGATAGGCGGAAGCCACTACAAAGACCTTGAGATACAGCCCATAGATTACATCTTGGGCAACCAACTTGGATATTGTGAGGGAAATGTGGTTAAATACGTTTCGAGGTGGCAGTCTAAGGGAGGAATAGATGATCTCCGCAAGGCTAAACACTACATTGATTTCTTGATAGATAAAGAAACGAAAATATAACCTTTTGGTATGCCGCTTATTTAGAAAAGTCATTACCTAAAAGAATGGGAGGTAAGTATAATCGCGCTTCACAGACATAATGAGGTTGAAATGATTACTTACTACATAGTCATTGTAGTGTGCGGCTTGCTTGCCATTGCAAAAGACGATTTAACAAATTCATAACGCCTTTCGGGGCGTTTTTTTGTGAGGTTCTATGAAGCATTTAATTATTCCAGACACTCAAGTCAAACCTAACTCACCTACTGACCACCTAAGATGGGCAGGGTTGTATGCGGCAGAGAAAAAGCCAGATGTTATCGTGCATATTGGCGATCATTTTGACATGCCTAGCCTATCATCATGGGATGTCGGTAAGAAGTCGTTTGAAGGCCGTAGATACAAGGATGATATCGAGGCAGGGATACACGCCATGGAAGTATTCTTACAGCCTATACGAGATGAGCAACAACGGTTAAAGGTAAACAAGCATAAACAGTGGCGGCCTCGCATGGTCTACACGTTAGGCAACCATGAAAACCGTATTGAACGCGCCATTGAAAGTGATCCCAAACTAGATGGCCTGATAGGGTACAAGGATTTACAGTTGGAAGAGATGGGTTTTGAGGTTTATGACTTCCTTGACGTGGTGATTATAGATCAAATCGCATACGCTCATTACTTTACATCTGGGATCATGGGGCGGCCTGTATCCAGTGCTAGGAATATGCTCAGTAAAAAGATGATGTCATGTATTATGGGTCATGTACAAGATAGAGACATTGCCTATGGCAGGAGAGCAGACGGAACAAACATTTTAGGATTGTTCTCAGGGATTTATTACCAACATGATGAGGATTACCTTACCCCACAAACTAATTCGTCATGGCGTGGTATATGGATGTTGAACGAGGTTGCTAATGGTGGGTGCGATGAGTTGCCAGTGTCGATGAACTACCTACGGAACAAATACGAAGGGAAATAAAAAGCCCCCATGATGGAGGCTTGGCAGGGTTAGATTTAAAAAGTTTTTAGGCACTCATTTCCTTGTTGTATTCTTCGAGCATCAGTTTGAATTTATCTATATACCTATAATCTGTCAAAGCGGTTACGATTTCATTAATCCAATCTTCGTGGGTCATTGTGCAATTATCTAGGTCAACATCGTAATAACGCTCTATCATGTTAAAGATTTCCTGTTTTTCCATTACAGCCTCCATTTGGCGATAGATACCTTCTCACCATATTTATTAGTTACTGTTAACCGTTCTGTCTTTATGTCATGGCCGTCTTGTTTTAACTCGCAGATTCTGGCAGGGCATTCTAATATGCCAAGCATCTTCCAAGAGTTCAAGCGTGTCAGTGTATGGCCACGCTCCAAGTAGTCCAGTATGCGTTGTTTCTGTGTCATTTTAAAACCCTCCAACGTGCATATGGTAGCCCATGACCAACACGGCTACAGTTAAGCCTGCTATGAACGATATGCTTATATCCGTTCTGTGCGTCGATCTAACGGCTTTATCATGTCTTTTAAGGGCTAAGTATCTCTCTGCCCTCTCGTTCCTGTTGCGTATCTTTAACGCTTCGATGTTATCTAGTCTCATTGTGTCACCTCCTCGTCTGGTATGTAAAAGATTATCTCAACTCGCGTACCGTGTAGATCAACCATTTCCTCTCGGTAATTACACGCTACATTTTCAGGCATTTGTGAAAGCCAGTGCGTAAACTCGCTGTGCTCGTAAAGGTCGTTAGTTTTCATGCTGTCACCTCCATAAAAGTATTAATATCAACGAATCTTTCTGTTGTTCCCATTCTTTGGCCTGTATGGTCTCTCATAGGCGCGTATATTCTTACAATGCCTTTATCTTTGTTGTGCCAGTCAGTTTTAAAGCTAGACATGGTTTGACCAAAGAACCGAAAAGTGTCACGGCTAAAGAAATGAGGGCCAAGCGCTAAGGATTGCTTTATATCGTATACTGTTGGTTTCATGTTTGTTACCTCTATTATGTTATTGGGTCTTACTACGCCCTAAGGCGTTTCGACTAATCCCCATTAGTCTCATCAGGTAAGTTTAGCCCTTAGGTAAAGCGTAATAAGTGTTATCGAACGCCTTGTAAGCATTTAGGCAATTATCGGAGGCACACTGTAAAGCGTTCTCTAGCGCGACTACTTCCATGCTGTCGCTACCTTTATAATTTAACAGTCCAAGCCATGCGATATCGTAGGCACGCTTAGATTCTTTTATATTGGCAGATAATGGGTCAAATATTGTCTTAATTGTCATGTTGTATTACCTCAGTTATTTAAATAGTTACAATGAGTAGCACTGATCTAAAACAATGCTACCTATTTAACTACTTAACATAGTCTGTTGATACAGAATGCATAACTCGTCTACCTGACTTGCCCCAAACAACTAACGCATTCTGGGGCATCATGTGATCCCACCCAATACGATGGCCGCAAGTGGTTATAGTTTCACCATCATCCGTGACACTCTCTACAACATATATGCGCTCTATGTCGTCATAATTTGTGATTGTTAAACCTTTTACTAAAATGTAGTTTGTCATGGTATTACCTCTCTGTTTGTGTGGTATCTATTCTATCTATATATTGACAGATGTCAACAATGTATACATCGTTTTTTATATCGAATTCTTATAAGGATAAACAATAAACTCACTTTTACTCATATAAAAGGGCTAAATAGGGTATAATTGGTTAAATAATGATCAATCTGGTTAAAAAATGATCAATTGAATCAATGGTGTAGGAATAAATAATATAGAGGATCAAACGATATGGCACGTCCCAAGGGAGCATTAGGCAAGAACAAGGCATTTCTTCTCAATCGTCTAAAGGATATGTATGGTAAAGACTTCGATCCCATAATGAAGGCGGCAGAGCAGGCTCATACCCTCGACCAGTTGGCGCAGGAAGATCCATCGGTAGCCAATCAACGCGACTCTATAGCGTCATGGCTAAAGATAGCAGAGTATGTAGCACCAAAGCTAAAGGCAATAGAGCACAGTACAGGTGATACAGGGATTACAGTGGCAATTCAGCGCAAGAATTACTCAGGAGAGTCAACGGAGTAGCACCCCCCCCTCCGAAGGCGCGCGTGATATGTATATATATGTCCCTCCCAAAAAAAAATTATGACTTTTAAATGACTATTCATAAGATCAGACCTGACGTAGAAGACCTCATAGAAGCTCATATAAGGCATTCTAAGGACTTTATTGTAATTTCTATAGGTGAGCTAGGGGTTGAGGTAGGAAGTACGCTTAGAAGTGAATCTGAGGTGTTTTATCTTGAGTTAGCAAAAACACTTGTAATGAAAGATTGGTTAAGGGATGATAATTAAATGTTTGAGAATTACGAATTAGATGATATAGAAGTTGAGATAGTAGATGCGTTTATATCTGCTTTTGTGGATCGTGACCCTGTTGCTATGCGCGAGCTTATTTATCAGTTAACAGATTTTATGGGCGAATTAAATGAAGAAGAAAGGCCAGAGCTTAATTCATAAGTTAGACAAAGAAACAAGAGATAGGCACTTCCCTGAATACAATGGTGGTAAAGGTAGCTATGCTCGTAAGTCTACAGCGAGTAGTCGAGAAGTATTTAAGTCTAATTACGATAAGATAGATTGGTCTAAATAACAACGGGGTTGTAATGAGAATTGAATACAATTTAATGCCGCAGGGACAAGTCCTGCAAGATTTCAATGATTGTCGTGCGAGAAACTCCTTTATCATGGGGCCGTTAGGTTCAGGTAAGACAGTCCAGTGTATTCTTAAATGTTTTGACCTTATGTGTGAGCAGGAACCCGTCAAAGACAAGTCGCACAAGAACTATAACGTACGCTTATCTCGTATCATTGCCGCACGTAATACTTATTCTGAACTGTTCTCTACTACGATTAAAGACTGGCTAGAGATACACGGTGAGTTAGGTGACTTCAAACAAGGTAACAAGGAGCCTCCTACACACTTCATACGGTTTAAACTAGAAGATGGCACAAGGGTAGAGTGTGATGTTGTCTTTATTGCGTTTGACCGTCCTGAACACGTTAAGAAGGCTAGGGGTATACAGACTACATGGGTGTGGTTAAACGAGACTAAGGAGCATTCTAAGGCTGTTTTAGATATGTTAGACCTTAGACATGGTAGATACCCTTCTAACAAAGAGGGTGCGCGTCCTACACATCATGGAATCATAGGAGATAGTAACGCCCCTGATGAAGATCATTGGTATTTTAAGTTAGCAGAGATAGAAAGACCTGATGACTGGGCATTCTACAGACAGCAGGGAGGGGTTTTAAAAAGCGGTGAGAGTTGGATTATTAATGACAAAGCGGAAAACCTTACTAACCTTCCTGATGGATATTATAAAAGAGGACTACAGGGAAAGACAGATGATTGGATTAAAGTTAATCTAGCCAATGAATACGGCTTTGTGTCTAACGGTAAACCTGTCCATCCTATGTATACTGATTCAGTACACTGTCAACACTTAGAGTTTACGCCTACTAAAGATCAACCTATTATCCTTGGCTTTGACTTTGGACGTACACCAGCGTGTGCGTTTATGCAGAGAACCGCTATAGGAAGGTGGGTATGCTTTGATGAAGCTGTGTTAACTGACTCTGGTGCTGTTGACTTTGCCCCTAGTCTTAAAAGATACATCGAAGAAGTCTACCCTGATCACACGTTTAAGGGGTGGGGTGATCCCTCTGGTAACAATAAGAACCAGTCTAACTCTGAAACACCTTTCCAGATAATGCGAGCCGCAGGCATACCCTGTCAACCTACTGCCTCTAATGATCCTATGAAGCGTAGAGCCGCACTAGAAGTCCCTATGAAAGAAATGTGTATGGATGGTAAGCCTAGATTTATTGTTTTACCTAAAGCATCTATGATTCGTAAGGGTCTACAAGGTGGTTTCTGCTACCGTAGAGTCCAGACTTCAGGGGAAAGATACACTGATGAGCCTGATAAGAACGAATATTCACACCCTGTCGAGGCTTTGGAGTACGCATTACAAGGTGAGGGCGAAGGTCGTGCCGCATTAAGACGTACTGATACGTTTTCTAAACCTGTGACAGCAAAAGTACAAGTTAGTGTCTTCTAAAGTTTATGTAATTTTTGAGGATGATCAGCAAAGATGGTGGTCAAAATTCTTAAAAAAAGGCATTAGGCACTGTTATATTGTCAAACCAACGCCAAATTCTTTCATTATCTACGGAAAATCAGTCAAAAGCGTCGATTTATTTACTGTATTAGACCAAAAGAGTATAATCGAGGGTAAATATATAATGAAAAGTTATATACCAAGAGAATGCAGAAGATCATTATTTATGCTTAATACTTGTGTGGGTCATACTAAACAAATATTAGGTATCAACAATCCTTTCATTCTAACGCCATATCAATTATTAAAGCATCTAAGGAGTCACCATGAAGCGGCCTAAAACACCAGAGCCTACGGCACAAGAGAAAGCTGTAGTAGAAAGACAAAGTAGAATGCTCGATGAAGAGATGGAAGAAAGTGAGAAAAGATTAAAAGCCTTGGCTCGTGGTAAGCTAGGGTCTAAGTCTTTGTTAGCAAAAGCTGGTGGTGTAGGTGGACAATCAGGTGTTACACGGGGATTTACTGGGGCTGGAATTTTTGGAGGCGGTAGCGCAGGAAGTTCTGGGTTACAATCTGGTGCAGGATATACTGCAACTAACACTACCACAAGAAAGGCTAGATAAATGAAACTGCCAAAAGAATTAGGATCATTACAAGATTTAAAAGCAAGAGAAGCAATAGCTTTTGACAAGATGGCCTCATGGTATGACCTATTAGATGATACTTATGAATACTTCCTTCCTAACAGAAACTTGTTTGACTCTAATACTTCCGGCTCAAAGAAAATGGATCGCATCTTTGATTCCACTGCTATTGAAGCTATCCAACAAGGAGCGAGCAAGCTACAAGAAAACATTGCTCCTATCTGGAGTAACTGGGCAACCTTTGCTCCATCTTTAAATGTTGTTAAGCAATTAGAAAGTGGTGAGTTTGATGTCTCTGAAGAAGACATAAGAAAAAACCTAGAAGAACAAGCAGACATTGTTTTTGATTTTATTAACCGTTCTAACTTTGCTACACAGTTCTATGAGCACGCTCTTGATCTGTTAGTCGGTACAGGTACGTTACGTATTGATGAGACTGACAACACAAATATGCCAATAGTGTTTAACGCTATTCCACAAAAAGGTATTGCGTTTGAAGAGGGGCCGTATGGTTCTATTGAAACGCACTGGCGTAAATTTACTGTTAAGGCGCGTAATCTTAAAAGACAGTGGAGAGGCTTTAAACCTTCAGAAAATGTACAGAACTTAATAGACAATCAACCCGATGCAGAGGTAGAACTCAGTGAAGGCGTTGTGTATATGCCTAAGTCTGAGAAATACTATGGCTGTGTATGGGTTAAAGGTGAAGATCGTATAAGCTGGAAAGAAGACTTTGGCGATTCAAGCCCTTGGGTAACTGGTCGTTACTCTAAAGTTTCTGGTGAGATACGTGGTCGCGGCCCTGCTGTACAAGCATTGCCTGATGTACGCTCACTAAACAAAGTAAAAGAATTTGTACTACAGAAAGCCGCTATTGACCTGTCAGGTATGTATACGGCTACAGATGATGGCGTGACTAACCCCTACAATATAGTTATAAGTCCAGGGGTTGTTATTCCAGTTGGTTCTAACAACTCGTCTAACCCTTCTATCCAGAGATTAGACACTGGTGCTAACCTAGCATTGGCGCAATTTGAAATGCAGGAGCTACAGACTGCTATCAAACGTGCTTTGTTTAACGATCTGCGCGATCCTACTGGTGCTGTGCGTTCTGCGACAGAGGTAGCCATAGAGTCTAGGGAGTTAGCTAAGAGAATCGGTAGTGCATTTGGTCGCTTACAAACAGAAGTTCTTGTTCCTATCCTTAAACGTGTTGTCCATATCCTTACACGTAGGGGAATACTACAGCCTCTAAAGTTAGATGGGCGTGACATTGAGATTAAGTTCTTATCACCTCTAGCTAAAGCACAAGATGCTGAAGATATTATCAATGTCCAACAAGCAGTACAGTTTGTCTTACAGAATGCTGGCCCTGATCAAGCTAAGATTGGATTCAAGCAAGAAGACTTTGGAACATGGGTAGCGTCTAAGACAGGAATGCCTGCTGAACTGGTAAGAACACCTACTGAGAAAGCACAGGTTATTCAGGCTGGTGCAGAAGCCGCACAAGCTGGTATGAAACCCTCGCAAGCACCGATGCCTGTTCAATGAGTTGGTCAAATATTGATCAACTTGCTGATTCAGAAGTTGCTAAAAAACAAGCAGAAATACGTAAGCGTAATGCTAACGACTTAGCTCAAACATACCACAGAGTCTTTACAACTGATGATGGAGCGCGTATCTTAGCAGACCTGACCAGAAGGTTTGTATATGAGAACGACACTTCTTTTGGTGCAGAAAATATTAATTATGAAGCCGCTTACCATAATGGTGAGGGTGGGGTAATTAAGTTTTTAATCAATCAGATGAAACAAGCTGAAATCAAATAAGGACTAAGTTATGTCAGAAGAACAAGCCGCTGTACAAAGCGATACCTTGTTAGACAGTGCTACACCAGAACTTTCAGAAGGTGAGTATTTTTTAACCGATGGTATCAAAGGAACTGGTGAAGTACCCGAATGGCTAGATACAAAATATAAGTCTGTAGCAGATCAAGCTAAAGGATATTCTGAGTTATCAAAGAAGTTCGGTGGATTTAAAGGAACTCCTAAAGACGGTTATACACCCCCTGAAGGCATTGAGAATGATGATGCCTTGTATCAAGAGTTAGAGGCATTTGCTACTAAAACCAACATGAGTGCTGATGCGTTTGGGGAAGCATGGGAACTATTATCTGCTCAAGATCATGCCTCGCAAGAAGTTAATCAAGAGCAAGAGTTAGAGAAATTAGGAGAGAATGCTCAGGAAAGAATTAAGACTGTAGAAGGGTTTATGAAGAACAACCTTGATCCAGAGACTTACGAGCAAGCACGAAACTTAGTAACTAACGCAGATACTATTGCGCTTGTTGAAATGCTAGTACAAGCTACTGCTCCTGCTAAGCTGCCAATGGACGGAGGGCATAACCCTCAAGGTCTATCTTGGGAAGCTATCGAGACAGAGATGTTTAAGAAAGACGAGCAAGGAAACCTTCTAAGAAGTACAAATATAGAACACGAGCGCAAGATTCAGAAGATGATGGAAGCGTGGGGCGGTTCAGGTAATTGATTAATATGGGGTAAAAGGTGTATAATCGGTACACTGGATACCCTTTTCCCAAAGGCCCAGTAAATTTAGGTTGAATGCTGACCATTTTTACTGGGTACTCAGCAAAAAACCTTGAAAACTTTTTTTAATACTCTTTTCGAGGAAATCATTATGAGTGCTAATCTATCAGCCGTAGCGTCGATTGAATTTGACAGTATGGTAAAACATGCGTACGCGCAAAAAGGGCTATTGAAGCCTGCTGTAACAATCCGTAACAATGTAGTTGGCGACACCTACAAATTCCGTAACATGGGCAAGGGACTTGCTAACCAAAAAGCAACCTCCTCTGCTGATGTTGTTCCTATGGGCATAAGCTATGCATTTGCAACAGCTACTCTTGCAAACTGGAATGCTCCTGAGTACACAGACATCTTTGACCAAGCTGAAGTAAACTTTGACGAGAAACAAGAGTTGGCAGACACTATTGCTGGCGCTTTGGGTCGTCGTAGTGATCAGCTAGTAATTGATGCTATTGATGCAATTCCTACCCCTGCTACTGTTGCACACGGTAGCACAGGACTGACTATGGCTAAGGTCATTGATGCTCAAGTAGCATTGCGTGGTCAAGCTGTTCCTAATGCTAACTTGTATGCCGCAATTAACAGTGCAGGACTTGGCGGTCTTTTGAAAGATGAGAAGGCAACTTCTGCTGACTACCAAGCTGTGAAAGCACTTGTTAGCGGTGGCGTAAATAGCCTAGCTGGATTCCAGTTCATCATTCTTGATGATCGTGCTGAAGGTGGATTGACTGTTACAAGTAACACTGTTGATTCATACTTCTTTAGCCGTGACGCTGTTGGACTTGCTATTGGTATTGACATGAAGACCTCTGTGGATTGGGTTGCACAGAAGACTTCTTGGCTCTGCAACGGCATGATGAAAGCTGGTGCTGCCGTACGTGATGTTGACGGTATCTGTAAAGTTGAGTACAAAGATAACGTATAAGTTGTTTTTGGGTAAACTGATTGGGGGCTTCGGCCCCCTTTCTCAAAGAGGTTAGTATGGCAGAAAAGATTAAGTTAATTTCTAACGCCTTGATATTAATTGGCGATCTGCCAGTTACGTCATTAAGCGGTAATAGCAGAGCAGAGACAGTTGCTAATAACCTATATGACAATATTGTACAGTCCGAAATGTCTAAGTACCGATGGGGATTTTCCAGACGTACAGCACAACTAGCAATGACTGCTGATACTCCTGTAGGAACTGAATACCAAAATATGTACCAGTTGCCTGCTGACTTGATTAACGTAATTAAGTTAGATCCAGCAGTACAATACAGAATCTATGGGGATAAGGTGTACACTAATACATCTGGCCCTTTATACATTGATTACACAGCAAATGTTCCTGAGAGCCAATGGCCTGTCTACTTTGCTAAGATGATAGAGTATGCGTTGGCAATGGACTTCGCTCCTTCTATTAGAGACAGTGCGGCATCTGCTGAGATCAATGCAAACAAGTATGTGAACGCATCTCGTATGGCGCGTTACACTGACTCACAACAATACCCTACTGAGCCAATGAGAAGCCAACCATTTATTAATGCGAGACGTTAATGGCGTTTAATATTTATGACTTTAGGCAAGTAAGCCAGCAAGGAGAAGGGTCTTTGTGGTCTTACGATAGCGTAGAGTCTGTGTCTCTTATTTTAGCGTCAGGTTATTTTAATCAAATGGCTTACGCTATGATAGCAGGCGACACTATATTGCTTCCACAGCAAGGCCCAAGCGTAACCCTAGATGTGCAGTCAATTATTAGTGGTGTTGTTACTGTTGTTTTGCAAGGTGCAAGCGTTTTAAGCAATCCTGCATTTACCTATACTAACGGATTACTAACTGGTATTACTTATGGCGGCGGTCAGACTAAAGCCCTTTCCTATACTGATGGAGTATTAACTAGCATTGTTTTAACTGCTGACAGCGTAGTGACTACCAAAACTCTCAACTACACCAACGGTGTATTAACCAGTATTACGGAGAGTTAGATGAGCTTTAGTTATTCAGGCGGCATTATTACGCAAACAGGTACAGACACTAACCTAAGTGGCTTGTCAGGGCTAACAGGCGTAACAATATATGACAGCGTTTATGTTTTAGATAATGTATTTTTAAGAGTTGAAGGCACTTTAAGTTTTAACGGCTACACTGAAAGGATGGTTTTTGTAAACCCCGATGATAGCGGAACAGGCTTAAACTACATGTCGATCTATGTTGATGATGGGGCATCTTTAACTATTGCTTGCGACAACGGTGTAGCTTTTGGCGGGTTTGTTCAAACTAATGCTTTATTGCCTTGTATTGATTTTGGTACAAGAGCTATTGCAGGGCCGGGGGGCGCTACAAGTTACAACGGAGGCAGAAAGTTTTTTTCTGTTCATCCAAGTGGTTCTATTGCTTTAACTGGCGTTTTTGTTGGCGAGAACTCAAATAGCCAAGGAATTATATCATCTTTTAATGGCACGTCTGAGCTAGTTGATTGCATAATGATGACTAAAACAGCGTTGTCAAACGTACAGTATTCATTTAAAGGTACAGTTTTAATTCGCAGGACCACGCTGTTAGGAGCCGTTCTTGCAGACAGAGGGGGCACTTATACTTTTGATGGCTTTACAGTAGGAGAGGCTAACGAAGGGTTTTTATTTGGTGGTGCGGCTGTATCTAATGCACATACAACTGTTGTAGATTTTGCAACTTACAATACGTCAAACCAAGATATACGAATTAACATGCAAGGCACGACTAATTACGGAACAGTTATATTAGTTGATTCACAAAAGGATGCGCCTAATACTGTAGTTGTAATGTCGGATAATGATGGTTTTAATTTTTGTGTATGGCAGTCAAATTTAACCTTAAATTTCTTAGATACAGATTTAAATGCAACTGATGTCAAGGTGTACGCTCAAGACGTAAACAACGGAAGCAGATTTGGAACTATTGTAGTGAGTGGTGGCACTGACATTTCAGACTCGACAAAGACTTACGAAGGAGCTACAGCTTCAGGCTCTATTTCATTTTTACCTTACACTGCTTTTTCAAGAAAGATCTCAGGCGTTTACACAATAGACAACAGGGGCAACTCAAATGGCTCTAATATAACCTTTGCTTTTTATAAGTATGGTAAATTAGTTGGCAATGTTACTCCAACTTTAGTGGGTAACGGTGTTAAAACTGTTACGTCATCCGTTTTGCCTGATGCTAATATTACAGAAGCAAACAAGGCTACGGTGAATGCTTACACTCAAATAGATACTTCTGCAAAGCTCTATGATAGAGCAAGTGCGTACCTAGAAGATAACTTTGGAGATTACACTGATTTTGTGTTATCTCGATCAGGAGCGTTAATTGACGTAGGAGCCTATAACGTCACTATCGACGCAACGGCTTCTAGTGCGTTTGCAATATCTGGTAACACCATAACAATTAAAGCATCAACCTTTACTGGTGATATGACTACGACAGGTGTAATTACTTTAGCCAATGGTGCAGTGTTTAACGGAACGCGAACCGATGCTAACGGTACAATCTTAGCTCCTAGAAGCGTATCTATAACGGGATTAGTTGCAGGGTCTAGGATAAGAGTTTACAACACAACAACCTCTACTCAAGTAGTTAATCAGGTGGTAGCAGGAACAAGCTATACTGCAACATACGCAGAAGGTGTAGGGTATTCTGTAGGTGATGTACTAGAGTTAAGAGTGGCAAAAATAGACAAGTTAGAATTTACTACGTCTGTAGTGGCTACTTCTGCTGGATGGTCTGCGCTAGTTTCGCAAGACAGTAATTCTACTTACGCGGCGCATGGTAAAGACGGGTCTACTGTAACTGGCATTAGTTGGGACTCAGGCAATATGCAATTTGACTTTAACGAGGCTGACAATGTTATTGATGGCCCCGACATTGGAGCATGGTATCAGTATTTTATTACTACTCCTACAGGCATTGCAGAGGCGTTTGGCGCTTTAAGCTGGCCGCAAGTAAACAGAATAACCAATGTAACCAGTAAGACAGCAATTACATGGGATAATACAAATTCAACTCCGCTACAGATAAATAACTTGTGGGTTGATCGGGATGATGGAGTTAGTATTATTGCGGCAGGATCTAACTCTATACAGATAAATCCTCCTGCTGTATTTGTGCAAGGATTGCCTAATATTGAAAACAACACTAACTTAATACCAGCTTTATTATAGGTTAAAGAATGGCTAAATCTAAATTTCTTCAAAGTTCTTTTGTTAGTGGAGAGCTATCGCCTCTAATTAAGGGTCGTGTTGATCTTGACCAATACTATCAAGGCATGGAAACTGCTGAGAATGTGCTTATTGTCCCACAGGGAGGGTTAAAGCGTAGAGCAGGAACACAACACGTTGATTTAGCAGAAAACATTATAGCTCCTTTTGTTTTTAGTGGATTAGGGCAATTATTTTCTTTTAATGTTACTACTGGTTTGCCTATTGTTGGCGCTACATATACAAATAATTCTTCTACTTTTACGGTTCTTTCTTTCACTGGATCAAGTCTTCCATATACTGTCTACGCAAAAAGGACGGTTGGAACTAATAATCCTACTGCCAGCGGAACTCTTACTAAAACAGTTGGTACACTTAATCTTGTATATTCTGCATTTACGACATTTACTTCAAGTATGCCTAGAGGCGGCACTGTTGCTAATATTAATGACTTTGATCGCTCAACGGTAGGACTCACAACAACTAATATTGGTGTATTAGGTACAACAGGGCAATCTGCGCCAGATGATGAATATATAGTAGCTTTATATAATGTTCTTGGAACAACTAATAGAGGTCAGTTTATAGATGTAAAAGACATCAAGCTAAACGGTACTGGCTCTGGTCAATTTAAAGTACAAGTTTCTAGCAACGGTTCTGCTTGGACTACCGAAGAGACTCTAACTGTTACAGCAGAAGCAAAGTCTTATCGTATTCGCTTGTCTTCTACGTTTGTAGGTCAATATTATAGAATAGTAAGAATTGGTGATACAGGAGACTTAGGAACTTTAAAAATACAGCTTAGTGAGTTTAATGTTTTATACGCAACAGATAATGCTTCTGATGTTAAGACATTTGACTTTAGCGTTGAGACAAACAGGCATTACTTATGTGTAATTACTGGGGGTGAAGAAACTACGCCTTCCTTTGGTAATATGTCTATTTACAGAGTAACAGATCAAACATATAATTTTGTGCCTGTAGCTTATTTGCCGTTGCCTTTTAAGTCTAGCGAGGTGGCAAATGTACGTGATGTTCAAACAGAAAACGTCATGTTAATGTTCCATGAGGAACATCATCCTAAAAGAATAATAAATACAAATACATCTACGTTTGTTATTGACAGCATTCCGTTTTTAAAAATACCTCAATACGATTACAACGATAATAATAGTCCTGTTGCTAGTAATGATGTACAAGTTATGTCATTTGCAGGATTTCAAACAGGTGATACTTTTCAGATTGATATTGAGGGGGTGTTAAGTAAAAACATTACTTACGCAGGAGATAACTCTACTAACGAGCAGTCTTCTACGCAATTTAATTTGCAAAAAAACATACAAGAAATGCCAGTTATGGCTGATGATGGCGTTGCAGTTACAAGGACTGGTTCGCATCAATACACAATAACTTGCTCTGGAGCATCAGCAAAAAACTTTGAATTATTTACAGGCTTTCAGACGGCAGGCGCTACAGGTGCAGTAAGAACAATAACTACAGTAAAGTCTCAAAATGGCTCAACAAGAAAAGAAGGCGTATGGAGCGCGTTACGCGGCTATCCTCGAATGGGTGCTTTTTATAGTGGAAGGCTGTGGCTAGGTGGCACTAAATCTAAAACACAAAGTTTGTTTGCCTCTCGCTCTGGATCATTCTTTGATTTCTTTACTGAAGAAGGTGACGATGATGAGGGTATCTTCACAACTATATCTTCACGACAGCTAACAGAGATTATTGACATTAACCCTGATCGTGGCTTACAAGTGTTTACAGCAGGAGCAGAGTTTATTGTTAGAGGTAATACTCCGTCTGACATTACTATTGAAGCGCAAACACAACATGGAGCATCTTTCCTAGAGGTTAAGTCTGTAGATGGTGCAACACTCTTTGTAGATCAAAACGGTAGAACATTACGATCTTATCTGTATAACTACAATGAAGATGCTTACAACAGTACAGACATATCTGTGTTGTCTTCTCAGCTTATTAATCAGCCTCTTGACCTAGCTACATTAACTGGATCGTTATCAGAAGATGCTAACTGGGTATTTATTGTTAACCAAGATGGTACAGCCGCAATACTTAATACTTTGCGTACACAAGACATTAACGGATTTACTAGGTGGACTAATGGAGATACTAAAACCGAATACCCTTTAAAAATTGTTTCTGTATCTGTGGTTAACAATGATTTATTTTTAGTGAACAAAAGAACTACTGCATCAGATACTACTTACACAATAGAGAAGTGGGACTTTGATTATTTAATGGATTCATCTGTTAGGCTTTTATCAAGCACAAGCATATCAGGCAATAACTTGGGTTTAGCCTCAAACCATTTAGACGGAGAAACGGTTAGTGTTGTAGCAAGAGGAACAACATTAGATAATCGTGTAGTCCAAGCAGGAGGAATTATTGTTTTAACTGATGAAGAAAAGTCATTTATTCTTGAGCAAGACCCTTCAGGCGGTGTAATTGATGTCGAGGTAGGTTATAACTTTACACCTAAGATTGTAGGTATGCCTTTGAATACTGCTGGCCCTGCTGGACAAAACCAAATGCGTGAGAAAAAGATAACGCGCATGAACTTACGAGTGTACAAAAGCTCTGGTGTATACATTGATGACAATCCTGTACCTATTAGACAGTTTGGAGATGCGGCAAACACACCATTAGATTCCAATTTACCTGAACAAACTGGTATTATAGAAGATAACAATGGTGGTAACGGATGGGGCATAGACATACAGCCTGTCATTACAGTACCTAGTCCTACACCATTCCATATCCAAGCTATAGAATACGAGGTAGAATCATCTTAAATCAAGTAGCAAAGCAAGATGAGATAATACAACTACAGTCATTGATGTTAAAAGGTGAGACTGTAGAGTTACAAGTAAAGCATCATTTTAGTGATGGCTTATATGCAAGAGAGTTGTTTATACCTGCTGGCGTATGTTTAGTAGGAGCGTTACACAAAACGACTCACTTGTACATGGTAGTAAAGGGTAGATGTAAAGTGTCTAGCCAATTTGGTAACTTGGACATAGAGGCTCCGTTTATGGGAGAGACTATTCCGCAAACTAAGCGTGTTATATACGCTGAAACAGACTGTGTATGGATTACATATCACCCTACACACTTAACTGATATAGACGAGATAGAAGCGGCTTTGTTAGAGCCAGAGGATATTTAGATGAGTTTTGCAATAGTGGCTAGTTTAATGGCGGCAGGCACAGCAGTAAGTACCTATGGTCAAATACAAGCTGGTAAAGCGGCAGAAGAGCAGGCTATAGAACAAGCTAGACAAGAAAAGATTGCCGCTGAAGGTCGTGAATTACAAAGACGACAAGAGTTAAATAAAGTCCTTGCTTCTAACATTGTTGGAGCGTCTATGTCTGGTATGACTGGAGAAGGAACTCCTGCCAGTATCGCTTTAGAAAGTGCTAAAGCAGTAGGCACAAGTGAAGGCATGATAGGGTTGTCTGAAAAGTTAAAGCGCAGACAAATAAGAATGCAAGGAAAAATGGATAAAGGAACTGCTTACACTCAGGCTACATCTACTTTGCTTAAAAGCGCGGCTGATGCTTATGGTGGATTTCAAACCTATCAGGCAAACAAGGACTCATAATGGCTAAACGACCTAGACAACAACGTATTGAATCCTACGGAGAGTTCCGTCCTACTGGGGCAGATGGCTCTATATCTAGGCGTATGCAGGCTCTAGCAGGCTTAGGAGAGACTGTAGCAGGCGTTGCTGAACAGTTTGGAAGGGCTAAGGCAGAACGTGAGGCTCCTGAGCAAGCACAGCAAGCTGTAGAAGAGGCCCGCACCATTGATGATGCAGGCAATATTGTTTACGAAGAAGTAGCAAAAAGAACTGGTTGGGGTTCTAGCGCATTTAATCGTACCGCAGTAATGACACAGTTTTCGCAACGCAACACTGATTCTAAAGTTCGTCTTACGGAACTTGCTGAAGAGTTTGCAAATGATCCTATTGGATATGAAAATGCTTCTCAAGCATATTTTGATGCAACAATTAATTCTGCCCCTATAGCAATACGACAAGACCTTATTAGCGTTATTGCTCCAAGAATTGCTACTGCTAGTGCAAATATAGGTAAGGCTTTTGAGGTAAATGCTCAAAACGAAAATATTAATATATTAAACGAAGGTGTAGATACTGGCGTTATTGATATTGAAAACTATGCTCGAAATGGCAATACAGAACTCGTTAGTGCAGAAAAAGAAATATTATTTGCAGAGATGGATGCTTTAGCTGAAGCTAGTCCTAAATATGCCCGAATAGTTGAAGATGAAAAACGCAAAGTTGAAAGATCAATCTTGCTTCAAGCTGAAATTGGCAATGTTGACAGGGCTGTTTTTAATGAAGATTTGTCTAACGAAGAAAAGTTGATTAGTGGCGCTAAATTCCTTGAAGATTTTAGAACTTCAGAAATCAAAGGTATAACCCCTACAGAAAAAGATCAAATGCTAGGCTTGATTAGCCAAAGGTTAAATGGTGTTAGACAAGCATATAAAGCAGAATTAGCGCAATCTAAAAAAGATCAAGGAATGATTCGTGTTGGTAATGTAATAGATAGCGTTACACCTGTTGCAGATCAAATTCCAATTACGCAAAAAGATGCAAATGATTATTATGCAGAAGTGACGTTTCAAAAATTGCCTTCTGACAATCCTCAAGCTAGAGGTGCACAACAAACAGATTTTGTAGCAAAAACTGGTTTTGTTCCTGCAATGTTAAAGCAAGAGTTAACTAATGATTTAATGTCGCAAGATGTAAACAGGATACAAGCGGCTTCAGAAACCATTGGAAGATTAACAGAAATTCCTGGAATTGGGCAAACAATTCTTACTGAACAACAACGTGCTTTTGCCGCAGAAGTTAATTCATTAAGTCAGTTCATGGGAGCAGACCTTGCTACGCAACAAGCTATTGCAAATACTGATCCGACTAACAAGGCAAGAATCGAGGCTAGAACAGCAGAAATTAAATCCAAGGAAGGTAAGAAAACCTTTAGCGGTTCTTATGAAAATGAATTGATTGAAGAATATGGATCAGGATATTTTAAGAAATTTAATGTCAATGATATTGCCCAGTATCAGCTAGTAAAAGATTACGGCACTTTAGTTGAAAGCTATTATAAATCTGGAATGTCTGTAGATAACGCTAAAGAGCAGGCAATGATAAATATTCAAACTAATTATAAAGAAGGTGAGTTTGGATTTATGAAGTTTCGTCCTGAAGACTACTACGGTTTAGGCGTGACTGACAGCGTAAATTATATTAGAGAAGATATTTATAATGAGCTAACTGGCCCATCAGGTATTTTTGGCCTTGAGTTGTCTAAACAAGACATTATTTTAGTTTCTGATGAAATCACAGCAAGAGAAGCCTCAATGGGAAAACCGTCTTATACCGTAATGTATAAGGATGGAGATGGGACTTTAAGAACTGCTGTGTTTGCTGGGCAGGATGAAGATGGCAATGAGGTAATGTTAAATAGATACATTCCTGACATTTTAACTGCTGAAGAACAAGAGCAAGCTATAATTAGAGATACAGCAGAGCAAGAAATGAGAGCCGCACAAAGTGGACAAATTTATGCATCTACTCCAGATTTAAGAGCCATAGCTAACAGGAGATAAAATGGGTTTTGTTGCATCCCCAGATCAAGAGTTAATAGCTCCAAAATTAGTTCCTCTTGCTTTAGAAGAAGAAGAGCGCCCTTCAGTTAGCGAAATTGCTAAGGCGTTTTATCGACAAGAAAATATTATTGGAGCGTTTGCATCTAAAGAAGCTGGCTTGCCTGACTCTACTAAAGATAACCCAGATTATGATCCTTATGGTTTGTTTACAGAAGAAGAAAAACTAGACCAAGCGTTTGTTAGCAATGCCTTATATGCAGATAATGATGAAGAACTAGAGGCTGTACGCAGACAAATGGCTCAAGAAAGAGCCGACAGAGAAACAATGGCTCTAGGTGGAGCTACTTCTTTTGTTGTTGGCTTACCTGTAATGATGGCTGATCCTATTTCTTTGTTGTCTATAGGTGGTGTTGCACTAAATACGTATAGGGCAGGAAAAGGAATTCTAAAAGGTGCGGCTGTAATGGGGTCTGTAGTTGGTGTTGACACAGCACTCCAAGAAGCGGCTTTACACACGCAACAGCTAACTAGAACTTACGGAGAGTCTGCCACTAACATTTCTGCTGGAATGCTCTTAGGTGGCGTTTTAGGAGGCACAGCGGCCAAGTTATCTACGTATGGTGTTGATGCTAAAATGATCGACGCATACGAAGACGTAATGAATGTTGAGCCTAAGATTGCTGAAGGTATTAATCCTACTATTGACGCTGTTACTGAGCCTGTAGGTTCGCGCAGTGTTGGCGCACAGCAAGTCTTTGGTGATACTCAAGTGTCTGGTAAGGTTGCAAAGTTTTTAGTTAAATCTTTGGGCTTTGATCCGCTGTCTCGGACAATTACAAGTGAGAATCCAACTACACGTTTAATTGCTACTATGATGGCTGAAAACCCTATTAAAATGGATGGAAATGTTCTGCAAGCGGCTGAGTCATTAGCTAAAGCACATTCAGGAAAGTTAGGCACATCATTGCAAAATAACGCTAATCTTTTTGCAGAATATAAGGGTGCTGGTGGCAAGATAAATCGTAAGCAGTTTAATGAAGCTGTATCTACTGCAATTAGAAAAGGTGATAGCGACATACCTCAAGTTAAGGCTTCTGCTGATTACTGGAATAAAGAACTATATACACCCCTTAAAGATGAGATGGTAGCTTTAAAATTACTTCCTGAAGATGTAGATGTTAAAACAGCTAATAACTATCTAAATCGTGTGTGGAACAAAAATAAAATTTCAGCTAACTTCCCTCAGTTTATAAACAAAGTTTCTAACTGGCTTGCAGAGAAAGATGTAAAGCTATTTGAAGATGCTAAGGCGGCTTCTGAGAACATTGCTACAGCAACAGGAAAAGAAAAAGACAATCTTCAGGCAATTATCGACAAGGCTGAATTTAAGAAAGGCATGGATTTTGAACGCCAAGATTATGAGTCTCTTGCTCAAGAAATAGCACAAAGAATACAAGGCAGTCCAGACGGTAGACTTCCTTATGATTGGAAGTTAGGTAGCGGCTCACCTACAGGCGGTGTAAATAATAAAGGCATTAAAGGCACTGCATTACGTGGCCCATTAAGAAATCGCGTATTCCAAATTGACGATGAAATAATTGAAGAGTTTTTAGAGAATGACATTGAGACATTAGGCGCTAGGTATCTGCAAAATGTAGCTGGAGATATTGAGTTAGTTAGAAAGTTTGGTGATGTTAATATGGACGATCAACTTAAAGATATTAACACATGGTATGCTAAGAAAAAAAATGATAAATCGCTGACTCCAAAGCAACAAGACAAATTAGAAAAGAAAAGAAAAAGTGACGTTGAAGACATTGCAGGAATGCGTGATCGTATTCGTGGTGTCTACGGATTTTCTGCGGACAATATCTGGACTCGTATGGCTAGGTCTTCAAGAGACTTAAACTATTTGCGTTTGCTGGGTGGTGTAACTGTATCTAGTTTACCTGATGTTTCGCGCGTATTTATGGCTGAAGGTTTTGCTAAAACATTTAAGAGTGGTCTAGCACCATTAATTAAAAACACAAAAACTTTTAAAGTTGCGGCTTCTGAATTAAAGCGTTATGGCGTAGGCACTGATGCTATCATGTCAGGCAAGTCAGAGATTATTGCTGATGTTGGAGATTACGCACAAGGCGGTACAGCTATTGAAAGAGGGTTACGATCAGCTTCTAGCAAGTTCGGAAAGATAAACTTCTTAGATCATTGGACAGCAGGAATGAAACAACTTCACGCTGTTACTATGCAAACATCTATCTTTGATGGATTAAAGAAAGGAGTTTATGACAAGCGCCTAGCTCGATTAGGTATTGACGAGCAATCAGCAAAAGATATGTATGAGCAAGTAGTAAGGCATGGCAAGAATGAAGATGGTATTTGGCTGACTAATGCTAAAAACTGGGATAGACCAGATTTAGAAAGAATGTGGGGCGCGGCAGTACGTAAAGAAAGTGATCGCGTAATCCTAATTCCTGGACAAGAAAAGCCATTGTTCATGTCTAGGGAAATGGGCAAAACAGTAGGTCAGTTTAGATCGTTTATATTGTCTGCCACCCAGCGAGTCTTTATTGCCGCATTACAGAATCAAGATCACAATGCAGTAGGCGGTCTTGCTTCACTTGTCGGTATGGGAATGTTTACTTATTACGTTAAACAGAAGATTGCAGGAAGGGATGTTAGTGATGATCCTGCTGTATGGGTTACAGAGGGGATTGATAGATCAGGTGCAATAGGTGTTATTGGAGAAATTACTAACACAATAGAAAAGATATCAGGCAACTCTTTAGGGCTAAGGCCGTTGTTAGGAATTGATGCCCCTGCTTCTAAGCAAGTATCTCGTACTGTTTCTGAGTCTTTGCTAGGGCCAACTTTTGGTAGCTTGTTATCTACTACTGTAGCGGCAACTAATGCAATTACATCTGAAGGCGAAATGACTGAATCAGATATAAGGACACTCAGAAGGCTTATACCTTTGCAGAATTTATTTTATATAAGGCATGGATTAGATGAAGTTCAGAAAGCATCGAGTGATTTATAACTCATAAAATAGTATAATTAACAGAATTATTGAGGCCATAAAATGACAGTAACATCAGCAACAACTAGAAACGATTACGTTGCCAGTAGTGGTCAAACGGTATTTCCGTATACGTTTACTGCCCTAGCTGACAGCGACATCAAAGTCCTCAAGAATGGAGTGACTCTTAGCCTTGGCGGTGACTACACTTTAAGTGGAGTAGGCACATACGGTGGTAATGTTACATTAACTAGTGGCGCTACTGCTAGTGACAAGATAGCTATCTACTTAGATATGCCTCTACAGCGTACCGTTAACTACCAGAACAGTGGTGACTTCCTAGCATTAGATGTTAATGGAGACTTTGACGCACTGTGGTTAGCACTACAGCAGAGTACAACGGACATAGAACGCACTGTAAGGCAACCTGACGCTGATGCTGGCACAATCAATATGGAACTACCAGTAGCGGCTGATCGCGCTCAGAGGCTCTTAGCATTCGATATTAACGGTGCTGTAAAAGTTGAGCCTTATTTGAATAATGAAACTGTTATTTTAAATGTGCAAGATGAAATAGGCGATGGAGTTACTACAACCTACAGTCTTGCAACCTCAGTAAATAGCCCTAACTTATTACAGATAGCCATAGATGGTTTGTTACAAGAAGTATCTTCTTACTCTGTAATTGGAGGTAATTTAATCTTCTCGGTTGCTCCACCGTTTCAATCAACTATTGAGATTAGAGCCTTTATTCAAAAAGAAATTACTATAACTAACATGTCTGTAAATGAATTTTTAGGTAATGGCTCTACTACAATTTTTGCATTATCATCTAACGCTGTATTGTCAAATACATTTGTTTACGTTAATGGAGTATATCAAAACAAATCTAGCTATTCCGTATCAGGAAGCTCTTTAACATTTAGCGAAGCCCCTCCCCTTAACAGCGCCGTTGAAGTAATTAATGCTTCTAGCGCATTATTTTAATAATAGGATTATATAGATGCTTACTAAAGTAAAACCAAACATGATAACAGGCGTTCCTACTGCTGGCAATTTGCCTGATGCAGACATTGGCATTGTTGCAGGAACTATTAGACAGCGCGATACAGACAGAACTAAATGGGACTTTATTAATGATGCTTCTCACGAACCTGTTGGTGTTTCTGGAACGTATGCTACGGCTAGCGGTGGAACTATTACCTTAAATTTTGATACTGCATACAGTGAAGTTATAAGCATGGTAATTGGGCCTGATGAAACTTTTGCTAATCAAATGAACATTAGCGTAGGTGGATCGGTAGGTCTTAATCGAGTATTAATATCTGCATCTTCTGCTTTTACTGGCGCGTTTACTATGGAATGGACTGGTTCTGCTTGGAGCTTTATAAGTGGAACAGCGCAATATTTAGACCCTGCTTTTGTATCGTATGTAAATGGAACGCTTACTCTTAGCCATGATTACTGTCGAGGCGCGGCAATTACTGTTTGCCCGTGGAGTGACGGAGGTGAAATACTTAATCCTTACATGCCTTTAATAAAAACCGTTGGGAATGGAGATGTAGCAATTCAATGGTTAGATACAACCACAGGAAACATTGTAACTGATTCTACTCCCTCGGCCAGAATGAAAGCTATTGTAACAAAAACTAATGCTCAAGGATTGTTTTTAGATGGCACTAATAATGCTACAGATATTAACAATGTTGACATGGACTTAGGTAACTTTTGGTTCTACGGAATATTTAAAAAATAATTTAACGAGGTTTTAAAATGTCAAATCCATTTGAAGGTGTAGGCGGTCAACTTAACGGTAGCGTTTACGATATGGTTCCTGTAACTCCTGCCGACGGTGCAGATAACGTAGGCACTGGCAACACTGCTATTGGCCTATACATCACAGGAGCAGGGAACGTAACATTCCATAACAGATATGGGACTTCTCGCACAATAGCTGTGCCTGATAACTTTTATTTGATCTGCTCTGTTAACCGAGTCTTAGCTACAGGTACTACTGCCACGGGCATTCATGCAATGGTGGTGTGATGATTGGCGCTAATGTAAGTGCATTCTCTATAGGCAAGGCTGTTGGTCGTGGTGGTGGGGCTTCACTAATTCCAATGTCCTACGGCCTTCTTGCTGGCGGGGGCGGCGGCGGCTACACCATCGGGGGCGGTGGAGGTGCAGGTGGCATGTTAGACAACACTGCTCAAGTAGAAGTAGGCACTGCTTATCAATTAACTGTTGGTGCAGGAGGCGCTGGGGCGGTCAGTGGCTTTGCATATGCCCCTAATGGATCAAATTCAATATTTGGTTCTTTTGATACCGCTATTGGCGGCGGTAGTGGTGGAAATAATACTAACATTTATTCAACAGGACGCGGTGGTGGTTCTGGCGGTGGAGGCAGTACACAAGGGGTTGGTGGGTCAGAAACAAGTGGTCAAGGAAATTATGGAGGCTCAGGCCATTTAGGGAGTAATACTTACCTTGCGGGTGGGGGTGGAGGAAAAACTACCGCTGGAGGCAATGGCAACACTCCAAATGGAGCGGGAGGGAGCGGTGGCTCTGGTAGTAACTTTATCGCATTTGGAAACAGCACTGGCGTAGCTGGCGGTGGGGGCGGTGGAACCTATACAGGAGCAGGGGGTTCCGCAACGGATGGCGGTGGTTACGGAGGTAGAGGCTATGCGACTACTTATGGTATTGCTCCTGATAGCGGTGATACTAATAAAGGCGGTGGAGGGGGTGGCGGTGCGTGGACAAATCCTGCCTCTTATTATAGTAGGGGAGCCGCTGGAGGATCAGGAGTAATTTATTTGTCTTACCCTACTGCTAACACAGCAACATTCTCTGCTGGCGTTACTTTTACAACTAGTACAGTATCAGGAAACACTGTAGCTAGAATCATAGCTGCTGGCCCATCTGACACAGTAACCTTTGGATAATCACTATGGCACATTACGCAGTATTAGATAACAACATAGTCACTCAGGTGTTTGTTGGTAAAGACGAAGGTGAGGGTGACATTAACTGGGAAGAGTATTACGGAGCAAAGCGCACCAGCTACAATACTAGTGGCGGTGTTCACGCTAACGATGGTACTCCCTTTCGAAAGAACTATGCAGGGATTGGATACACATTCGACGAGGAGAGAGATGCTTTCATACCTCCTCAGCCTTACCCTAGTTGGACACTGAACGAAGACACTTGTTTATGGGACTCACCTGTACCCTATCCAGAGGAAGGCGTACATGAGTGGGATGAAGACAACCAAGAGTGGGTAGAATTATGGACAGAGTAAAACAATTTTGGCGTAGCCGTAGTAACAGGTGGCAAGTCTTTGGTGTAACCTTAGCGGCTCTACAGGTCTACGTCCTACAGCTTAACCTATCTGCTGAGACTATTATGTTAGCTAGTATCCTATTCGGAATGGGTGGTATCTTCTTCCGTTATCAAACTACACAAGCAATGTCAGACAAATAAAAGGAACTTATTATGCTTGATGAGCAATCAAAAGAAACTCTGGACGTACTTGCCGCATCAACTGGAGTGCTTTCTCTAGCCGCGTGGTTGCCTCCAGTGGCCTCGCTCTTTACTATTGTTTGGTTAGGCATTAGAATTTACGAGTCTAAAACAATGCAAGACATAGTTAACAAAAAAAATAAGGATTAAATTTATGCCTACTACTTACCCCCCAAAGAAGAAAAAGAAAAAAACAAACAAATGAATTTTGCGATTGCCTTGCTGTTAATTTATTTCAGTGTGGTACAAAAAGATTTTAATAGTATGATTGCAGGATTAGTTTTTGTGTCCTGCTCTTTGTTTGTTAATTACTACGTTACATTTCACCCTGAACATGTATTTTTATTCAGCGCACTGTCCGAAGGGACAGGTATTTGCGTAGCGTTAGGTATGTTACAATTTGAACCCAACAAGACTGCAACAAAATTACAGGCAATGTGTCTCACCCTCGTTGTTTTGCAGTGCGTATTTTACATGGCGTGGTATGCAGAGGTCGTTTCTGTAATGGGTGTTGCTATTGATACCGTTTATTCTCGCACATGGAATGTTTATTATTTAATAATATGTGCAATTTTGGGAAAGGAATCGGGGCAAATTGGAGCTTTTTTTAAGCATTTCAGGATTCGTAGTGTTGGCTCTAGTTTGCGTCAACACTATACTGCATCATTTAGATAAGCGCAGGAAAGAATAATGACTATACTGCATAGCCTTATAAACCCAATAGCAGGGCTTCTTGATAAGTTCATACAAGATAAAGACCAGAGTAATGTCTTGGCTCACCAGATTGCTACAATGGCAGAGAGACACGCTCAGGAACTTGCCAAGGGACAGCTAGAAGTCAACAAGGTAGAGGCGGCACATAAGAATATGTTTGTCGCGGGTTGGCGGCCAGCAGTAGGTTGGATTTGTGCAATTGGTATGGCAGGTAACTTCATCTTAATTCCTATGGCTAACTTTGCATTAGCATTGTCTGAGTCTGAGGTATCAATACCCCTTATTTCTTTATCTGAGATGATGCCTGTTCTTATGGGTATGCTAGGTCTAGGTGCTATGAGGACGGTAGAGAAGGCTAAGGGCGTACAGAGAGACAAATGAGATACTTCAAGTTAAAAGACTTTGATTGTCAGGAGACAGGCAACAATGAGATGTGTACTGATTTTATGGATAAGCTGGATGAGTTGCGTCATGTATGCGGATTTCCGTTTATCATCACCAGTGGTTACAGGGATAAGACACACAGCATTGAAGCTAGAAAGGCAAAGGTTGGAACCCACGGACAAGGTATAGCGGCAGACATTAAAATAAATAACGGTAACGAAGCGTACCAGATTATAAAGAACGCTCAGTCAATGGGATTTAATGGGATAGGGGTAGCTAAGACCTTCATCCATGTAGACACTAGAAAGACTATGCCTGTTATTTGGACTTACTAAGCAGACTCTTTGCTGTCTTCTTAGACTTCCTGAATGCCTTGGCTGTAGGCGCGCCTTTAGACCCAACCTTACGCATCTTCTCACCAGACCCTGCGGCTATTCTCTTTCTCTTAGCGTGTATGTTTGCGTATAAACCTTTCATTACCATTTACTCTTATTAGCCCAATATGCCGCAGACATTTTGCCCTTAGCTATGTTCTTTGCGTGTCGAGCCTTGAATGATTTACGTCTAGCCTTCTGTTTCTCTGACTTAGGATTAGAGCCTGCACCTGATACGCCTTGTTGTCCATAGCGAATAGTCTTTACCTGACTACCAGACTTGGCAACAACAACGTGTGACTTAGTAGGGTGGTTAGGTGTACGCTTGGGTTTATTGTACCCAGATACGCCAATTCTTTTTAAGAGACTTTTCTTTTCCATGCTCTGATTATACCAAAAAAAGCCCCCGAAGGGGCAAAACAACGCTAGGTAACACACATGAAATAGAAAATTATATTTGGTTTGATTCAGGTGGTGAGACACCTAAACCAGATAGCGAGAAAAGTGGAAACCTGACTAGCTATTAATCTATTCTACACTAAACGTAGGGTGATGCAACCTTAATTCTTCATCTGTTGGTGGTTCAGCTAAAGCCTCTTGTTCAGCCTCTACCTCAGACCAGATTAAATCTATCTCTTCTACTGCATAAGCAGGGAGGGCAGAGCCATACAGCACAGCCTCAAAGATAGAATCCATCTGTACTGGTATATGATCCATCTTTAAATCAATAGCCTTGCTCCGCAGATCATTTAAGAAATTACTCATAACAACCTATCCTCATGGTATTTAATTAAATCATTAAACTCTTTTAACATATCCCTGTAATCAGCAGTGTACAGCTTCTTAATCTTTCTTTTGTCTCGGTGCATCTGCCGAACAAAGTCCTCACCGTACTTATCGATCATCCATAGTGTGTACTGTCCTTCTGCACTACCCTTGGACATACCAAAGGCGTTACAGCCCTTGCACTGGGGGTGGACATTCTTAAACTCTAATGCCCAGTAAGAACTACTACCCTTAGCTATGTAGTGACCACCATCACATTCCTTCCAGTGCATTCTCTTATCACAAGATACACATTGAACCAGTCCATACTCATCTGCGGCAGAGATTCGTGCCAATTTCTGTATTGCAGTCAAACACTTAGAACGTAATGTAACAGCCATAAATAACCTCATTTTACCATACCCTGTGGGGTAGATCATATTTATCCCTAAACTCTCTTAGAAAGCTCTACAAGCCCTTTAATCGCCCTTCTAGAACCCTTCACAGAGTATACCCTAGCGTTTGTTTTTCTTTTCCCATTCTTTTTGTTCATCTCTGATTAGATCCCAGTAACCTTTTACAAATAATCCCATAAGTATGAGCCATCCAATGCCTAATAAAGTATCCATGTTAACTCCTAATCAGTCATATCTTTTGAGGGGAATGGTATGTGTATACCTGTTCGCTCCACTAAACCCCGATTGATAGCGTCATATACTTTAGCTACCTTGTCCGAGTGTATCTCTGTAGTAGATTCTATGCCGTACATGGTGTTTTGAATCTGCTTCCAGAATAATTTAAATGATTCTTGTGTCCAAGGTATTTCAATGTCACCCTTTATAAACTGACTGTTCATCTTGTGGTAAATACCTGCATCATTTAGCTTCTTAGCCGCTTCTTTAAAATAGACTTCCAGTGCCGATTGTTGCTTTAGTGATCGTGGCTTACCAAACGTGTACCGAAAAGTAATGTACTGCTTGTCTTCAAACAACTCATCGACAAACTTCTTAAACAGTTCTTTCTTCTGTTCAGTGTTTACTGTGTACGCTTCACCCATTAGAGTTTCCTTTTTAACCATTTTGCGCTTATAAATTCAACGTGACTTTCAAATACGCTAGTTACAACAGGAATTTTTTTAGCAGGATAAATTTTTTTCACTCTATCTCCTCCATAATTTTGATGCTTAGAAGTTGGTCTGACATGATGGCTATTAAACACAGTAGCCTTACCAATTCTTTTGCTTAATGCGTTTTCTTTGATACCAGTAATTTCTGATATTGTTTTTAATGTGTATTTTTCTCCTGCATTAAACCGATCATCATCGCCTACAAAAGTCATTAATTTTTTTTGATGTTGATTGCCATTAAATTCAACTTGAACGCGCTTAATTTTTTTAAAGTAACTGTCTCTAGCGCTTGCCCTGTCTTTTAATCGCTCGCATACAAATGTTTTAGATACGCCAAATGCTTTAGCCAACTCGTCCCTGCTGTAGAATGTACCTGATGTTAGCTTAGGATTTTTACCATTGTACTCAATTAAAATTGTTCTGCTATCGTGTTTCATAATAAATTCGCCCATGATGTGTCTGTTAGTGCATCTTCAATAGATCTATCTTTTATTGTCCCCTGTTGTTTGGGTTTAGATCTCTGTTTGCGGTTAGTTTCCCACGTTCTCACGCAAGCCTTCCAATCTTTCATCTTGTTCTTGCCTACCATCCATCCCTTTGCTTGATAGAAATCAATAAAGGTTTGTGGATCAACTAAATTGTTCCTTTGATTACAATAATCATTAACTTCATCAACACTGGGAGGAGTGAAACGAGTCCCCTTATTAGTTGTATTATTAAATGTATTATTAATTGTCTTATTATCCTCCATTATTTTATGGGGAGGGTCCCCATCATTTTGTGGGGAGGGTATACATTTTTTAATGGGGAGGGTATCCATTATTTTATCCATACCCCCCTCGTTAATTCTTATGTATCTTTTAAGGACTTGCTTAGTACCTTCTTTGTATTCAAGTTGTACTGTAATGTATCCTTTTGTCTTTAGCTGTCCTATCCAACCACTCACAGTCTTAGGGTCTACCTCATAGAGATCAGCAAAGTATTGATTACTAGACCAACAGTAGCCTTCTTTGTTGCACAGCGCAGTGATCTCTGCGTACAACAATCTAGCCAATGGCTTCAATGTCTTGTCATAACGCACATCAGCAGTAAGGATAGCAAAATAGGATGGCTTCTCCATTACTCACCTACCGCAATGAACTCGCTAACCTTAACTTCACAAGCATTAGCTAGTTTAGTTAGTGTCTTCATGTTTGGAGATCGGTGGTTGTTTCTAATTAAACTTAGGGTAGCAATGTCCAACCCTGCATTGACTGCAAGCTGACTTTGATTTAAACGTAACTCATACATAAAATGATCGATCGATTTGTTGATGTCCATGTTAACTCCTTAGTAGTAAATGCGAACTGTAAATTAATTTTAATCTCTAGTCAATCTTTTGTTGACATCTAGTTAACCGTAGTCCATTATACTATGACAAACAACAACAGGAGATAGACATGAAACAGTACGAAGACCCAAACAGAACTAACCCACCTGAAGATGGCAACATCTACATTAACCTGATGTTGGAAAGTTTCTCAGACTTTGAGAGAGGCGAGTACGATTGCGTACATGGTTACGGAGCGGACTACGGAGAGTCAGATGAATACTACCAAGGGTACGGTCAACAGTATGCCCACGAACAACAAGTAGGAGCAATAAGATGAGTACATGGAAAACATTATCAGCAATAGACGTATCAAAAAACATTGAGAAGAAAGGCAACTTGTCTTACCTGTCATGGGCATGGGCATGGTCTACTTTGATGGAACACTACCCTGACTCAAGCTACACATACTGTCCTCCTTCCTTTCTTGAGAATGGTACTTGTGAAGTCAACGTATCGGTCACAGTGAAAGAGAAAACACACTCTATGTGGCTACCAGTCATGGATAATAGGAATAAAGCTGTTCCTAATCCTACATCCAGAGACATTTCTGATGCTCGTATGCGCTGTTTAGTTAAAGCTATTGCCATGCATGGGCTAGGTGCTTACATCTACGCAGGGGAAGACTTGCCGCAAGCTGTACAAAATGCTGTAGTGTCTGAGGATCAGGCTAAAGAGATCAAAGTGCTAATCGAAGAGCATGGGGTAGATGTTAAAGTCTTTCTCAAGCACTTCAAAGCAACCTCAGTGGATGAGATGTTAGCTGTACACTATTCTAAAGCTGTAGCGGCACTGAGTGCTAAGGCTAATAGGGTTTGAGTAATGTTTTTATTTAAAACGTACCACATAAATAATACTCCCCTGTTAATAGGAGACCATGAGCAAGGAAGTGACGAGTGGTTTGCCTCTAAAGTGGGTAGACCATCTGCTTCCATGTTCAATAAGCTGATTACTTCCGCAGGGAAGGCTAGTTCTCAGGCTGATGGCTACATAAATGAGTTAATAGCTGAGAGATTAACTGGTGTTCGTGTTCCTATCTACGTTACTGAACACATGGAGAGGGGAACAAGGCTAGAACCAGAAGCCAGAGAACATTACGAGTTTATAACTGAGCAAAAAGTAACCGAATATGGGTTTATTCTTGATCCTTCTGGGGAGTTTGGGTGTTCACCTGACGGTTTGGTGGGTGAAGATGGTGGTTTAGAAATTAAATGTCCGGCAAATTCGACAATGATAGGCTATCATCGTAACAATAAATCGTTTATCAACAAATACAAACAACAAGTGCAGGGCTGTATGATGATTACTGGGCGTAGTTGGTGGGATTTAATGGCGTACTCTGAAGAACTACCCCACCTTATCGTAAGAGTGAAACGTGATGATGAGTACATAGAGAAGTTGGCGGCTGAAGTACAAAAAGCTGTTGATATTATTGTAAATGAAACGGAGAATTTAAAATGAAAGTAGGATTATCAGTAAGAATTGATGTAACAAAGATCGATAAAGGGCGTCTATACAAGGGTGAAAAGGGTACTTACCTTGATCTCACTACGTTTGTAGACACTATGGTTGCTGACCAGTATGAAAACAACGGCTTTATCAGTCAAAGTGTAGACAAAGAAGAGCGAGAGAGGGGTGTCCAGACTCCTATCTTGGGTAATGTTAAGGTTTTCTACACTGATGGCGGCCAATCTTCTATGGATAAGCCTCAAATGGCTGAGTTACCCGCTGAAGATATCCCTTTCTAGCCGAGGTTTAAATTCCTTCATAGCAGGACTAGCCCACCTGTGGCGTATAAACGGGCTAAAAGAATATAAACTAAAGGAGATAAAGTAATGGCAACAGAATTTAGGAAGTCATACGAACGAAAATTTGGTGTTGTTGAGGGTTGGTTAAAACTCTACGATGCTGAAGGTAATTTGATTTATTGTGAGCATTGTAACGGTAAGTGGTGGAAATATGAATACGATGCTAAAGGTAATCAGACTTATCGTGAGGAATCTGACAGTTGTTGGGAAAAACGGGAATACGATGAGGAAGGTAATCCGATTTATAAAGAGGACTCTGAAAGAGGAATAACGCTAGACAAGCGAAATAATCTGGAAGGCAAAATTGCAACTATCCAGGGTAAAGAATATAAACTAACAGGGATAAAGTGATGGCAACAGATTTCAGGAAGGCATACGAACAAAGGTTTGGTGTCGTTAATGATTGGTTAGAACTCTACGATGATAAGGGTAATCGTATTTATATCGAATACTCTAACGGTTGGTGGGTGAAATATGAATACGATACTCAAGGTAATGTGACTTGCACTGAGAACTCTGACGGTGAACGGGTGAAAACTGAATACGATGACGAAGGTAATCAGACTTATATTGAATACTCTGACGGTGACTGGGTTAAATATGAATACGATGAGGAAAGTAATGTGACTTACCATGAAAGCTCTAGTAGAGGAATAACGCTAGACAGGCGGAATAATCTGGAAGGCAA